TTGATGATACAAATAATTTACCACAGCACATTCACGATACCGCAATTGATGGAACTGGTTTCATAGTATCCCAGTTCTATGAAGGTGGATCATTCAACAGCCCATTGGGTGTAGGTTTGGATGCAGGTGGACCAGACTCAACAGTTTGGACAGTTGTATTCGATGGCGGTAGTGTAGTAGATAACTTCAATTAAAACAGGGGTTATAATAAGATAAGTTAATGGGCAGCCCCCATAAGGAGAATATACAAATGGCAACAAGAATGCAACAGCGCAGAGGTACTGCAGCACAATGGACGGCTGCAAACCCAATTTTGGCAGCAGGTGAAATCGGTTTTGAAACCGATACAAGTAAGTTTAAGATGGGTAACGGATCATCAGCATGGTCTGCCCTAACATATTTTGCTAACGCTGCAGAACTATCAGCAATTATTGATGGAGCACCAGCAGCACTTAATACTCTTAATGAACTTGCTGAAGCAATGGGAGACAATCCAGCATTTTTAACAAATCTCAATATAGCAGTTGGAGATGTTGATGAAACACTAACTCTTCATACCTCAGCGACAACCTCAGTTCATGGTATTGCAGATACTTCAGATTTGGTAACATCATCAGAACTTACAGATGCAATCTCTACAGCAACAGTAGATCAATCAACACTTGCAGGTGTTGGAATTGATTGGAATGCACAAGATGAGCAATTTGATATTGATTCAACAGTAGCAACAAAGTCTTATGCAGATGATGCAATTGGAACACACAACTCAGATTCAACATCAGTGCATGGAATTGCAAATACAGCAGATCTTGCAACAAAGTCTTATGCAGATGATGCAATTGGAACACACTCTTCAGATTCAACCTCTGTTCATGGCATTGCAGACACATCAGCATTAGCAACCAAGACTTATGCAGATGATGCAGTATCAGCCCACAACTTTGACACAACAAACGTTCACGGAATTGACGATACATCAGCATTAGCGACTAAGACATATGCAGATGGTGCAGTCTCTACACATGGATCAGATACTACAGATGTTCACGGAATTGCAAACACTGCAAACCTTGCAACTAAGGCATACGCAGATGATGCAGTTTCAACACACAACTCTGACACAACAAATGTCCATGGTATTGCAGACACTTCACTTCTAGCACTTAAGTCAGAAGTTGAAGCAGTAACAAAGACTTCACTAGGACTTGCAAATGTTGACAATACAGCAGATGCATCAAAGCCAGTATCAACAGCACAGGCTTCAGCAATTGCAACTGCTAAATCAGAAGCAATCGCAGATGCAACATCACAAGTTAATGCACTTCTAGCAGGTGCTCCAGCAGCACTTAACACCCTTGATGAACTAGCAGCAGCACTTGGTGATGATGCAAACTTTGCAGCAACGGTAACAACCAGCCTTGGATTAAAGGTAGATTCTTTAACACCAATTTCACAAAAGACAGCATCATACACACTTTCATCATTAACTGAAAGAGATGATCTAATTGAAATGGGTTCAGCCTCAGCACTAACTCTTACAATTCCACCAGCATCAGCAGTTGACTATCCAATTGGAACTTCAATTGATATTCTTCAAACTGGAGCAGGACAGGTTACAATTGCAGCAGGTGCAGGAGTAACTGTTAACGCAACACCTGGCTTGAAACTTCGTACAACTTGGTCATCTTGTACTCTATTTAAGAGAGCACAGAATACATGGGTTGTCTACGGCGATCTAACAGCGTAATACAAAATTCAATAAGAAATTAGGAGATAAAAATGGCAGTAGGTAAAAAGATAGGTAAGAAGTCCCAAGCGTCAAATGACTTTTTGGAGCCATTAAAGCCAATTATTGGTACTGCAACAAACGTAGGAACTAGCAGACCATTTAACAATGGAGCAGCAGTTGTTACATTTTCTTTACCCGCACTTTCCCCTGCTGCCACATCTTTCACAGTAACAGCAAGCACAGGGCAGACAGCAACTGGAGCATCTTCTCCTTTAACGGTAACTGGAATTGCTTCAGGAGCAACTCCAACATTTACAGTAACAGCAACTAACGCAGCAGGAACATCTGCTGCTTCTGATGCATCTAATGCTCCAACAATTACAACAGTTCCAGCAACACCTGCAAAGCCAACAGTAACAACTCAGATAAATCAAGATAATCTTTCTTGGTCTGCCCCTGCAAATGGTGGCAGCGCAATTATTGACTACACTTGGACATCAACAGATTCAAAAACTGGTACAACTGCTTCAACATCAGCATCGATTACTCAAGAAGGAAGCACTTCTCAGTCATACACAGTCACTGCAAGAAATGCAAATGGATCATCAGCAGCATCCCCATCCTCTGATAACATTACTACCACTCCACCATTTTTCCCTCCATTCTTCCCTCCATTCTTCCCATTCTTCCCACCTTATTTCGTACCACCATTCTTCCCACCTTATTTCGTACCACCATTCTTCCCACCATTCTTCCCATTCTTCCCATTCTTCCCACCTTATTTCGTACCACCATTCTTCCCACCATTCTTCCCATTCTTCCCATTCTTCCCACCGTACTTCGTACCACCGTACTTCGTACCACCGTTCTTCCCACCGTACTTCGTACCACCGTACTTCGTACCACCGTTCTTCCCACCGTACTTCGTACCACCGTACTTTGCACCAGCAGTACCTTTAACTTACTGTTTTTCATTAGGTCGCAACGTACCTTCAAGTGGCTACCCAGGTAACTGCCCAGGTGCAAGATTCGACGGAAATACAATCGCTTAATAAAAAATAGAGTAAGAGTATTACCACACTGACACTAGTTGGTGTGGTATACTTTTATCTATAGACAGATAGAAGGTAAAGTTATGAGTATTTATGACGAAAACTCAAATCCGTGGTTTACAAAAGATAGGTCTGAGACCGCATCAAATAGGTTTCCAGAAAGACATTTGGATAATTCTATATCTGTTAAAAATCTAGGGCTTGGCCTTAATGTTTATACTAATACATTTTCTGAAGAAGATTCTAAAAGATATATTGACATACTTGAGTCAAATCTATCTGGAAATAAAAAATATAAGTGGTCAGAGGCTCAAGTCACAAACTCAACAACCCCAATCAAAAAAGCAAGAGACGCTGTTGACTTTAAATATAAGCAAGAAAACCTTGGCCCAAGAGACGACAGCAACTCTGAATTAATTGATTTGCATGAAGAGATATACCAAAAATTAAAGTACTGCATAGATGATTATGCTAAATACTGGGGTATAAATGTTGTATATTATGAGGCCTTCAACTTTGTAAAGTATGAGGGCGCTGGGACACATTTTAATATTCATGCAGATCATGGACCAGCATACAACTGTACGGTATCGGCTGTTATATATATAAATGACGACTATATTGGCGGGGATTTAAAGTTTCCAAGACTAGACAACTTAGTCTATAAGCCAAAGGTGGGAGACATTGCAGTCTTTCCTTCCAACTATATTTATGAGCATGCATCACTGCCAATGGAGTCTGGAACAAAGTACTGTGTTGTTATTATGACAGATATTAATGAATTAGGTCACTAATATGATAAAACCAAACCTAGCAATATTCAGAGGGTATAGACCATGGCTAAAAAAAGATAGCCTATCAGTACCAGAACCAACACAGGGACATATACCTCAGTGGTATAAAGATGCAGATAGATTTGCAAAAATGCCTAATGGCGAATACTATAAAGCACCAAAAGAGGTTTGCCCATTTCCAAAAGAAGGAACAACTGATGATTATGGGAAAATTCCTACATGGAAAGCATGTCCTGCTATTATGGATGCATTCTCAACTGGTTATGTTTTTAAAACACCATGTGACCTGACATTTGTAAAAAATAGCAGTGGCGTAATTACTGTAAAAATTGAGGACCCTAACTATAAAGATTTTTGTACTGAAAGACCACCAATGCCACAGTTTGAGCATCCAAAAGGTTTTTATAAACACCACTTTGCATGGATGTCTGACTGGGGTCTAGAATTGCCAGATGGATATAGTGCACTTTTTATGACTCCTATGAATAGGTTCGATCTACCATTCATGAATACTACAGGTATTGTTGACTCTGACAAGGTTCATATACTTGGAAGTTTTCCATTTTTTATTGCAGACGGATGGGAAGGAACTATTCCCGCTGGAACTCCATATTTACAGGTTATTCCATTTAAGAGAGAAAATTGGGAGCATCAAATAGACATCTTAAACCCATCTGAAATATATGGTAAAATGGTAGACAACGCAAACTTTTATCGCCAACCAGATGGCGGTGTGTACAAAAACAAAGTCTGGTCACGAAGAGAATATAGATAAGGAATAGAATATGCAAACATGGACAGAAAAGATTGACCTTGGTAATGGAATAACATGTTACAGAGGTGTTATCAAAAAAGAGATTGATGTTATCAATAGAATTGAGTCCAACCTAAAGCCAGTTGGAGATACTACTGGATACAGTTGGCAACCTGCATATGTTGGATATCAGCAACTAATGCCAGACTATAGAGACTGCGTTGATTTTAAGTTTAAAAAGTCAGACATAGAACTTGATAAGAGCGAGGTGTCTATGAATCTTCAGTCATTGTGGCAAGACCTATATGATGTAAAACTTCCAGCAGTAGAAGATTACAGTCGTGACTATAATATTAATGGATTGAAGTATTGGGAAGCCTTTAACTTTATTAAGTATGGCCCAGGACAGCACTTCCAGGAGCACCACGATCATGGATTCTCTTATAACTGCACAGTTTCTTTAGTTGCCTATCCAAATGATGATTATGAGGGTGGAGAACTATTTTTTAGACTGCAAGGATTAAACCTTAAGGCTAAAGCAGGAGATCTTTATATCTTCCCGTCTAACTTTATGTATCCACACAAGGCTATGCCTGTCGTATCTGGAACAAAATACTCTATTGTTACAATGCTAGACTATAACAAAAAGTATCACACTCCAGAAATGTATGTTGCGGACTAAACTTAGTGTTAGATATATCAGTTGAAAAACAACATGGATCTATTTTTGACATAACACCAATGTCAATTAAAAGAGACTGGATGGACGAAACATCTGGTAAACATGCATATAGGTGCTTTCCAGTAACACAGGCAAATGTTATTGGATGGAGCCTATCTTGTACTGAGGATATTATCTTTACATGGGATGGAATAAATGATCAAACAGATCAGCATATTAAAATTTCTAGTCCAAAAGGCTCTTATTCTGGAAGAGGTCAATCATCTGTTAGTTTAAATACAGGAATGGTTTTTAGAACAAATGAAGACATTAGCCTGTTAACTATTAATCCAGTCAATTATTTCAATGATGATTTCGAAACACTTTCTAATCTGATAAGCACATCATTCTATGATAATCCTCTTCCTCTTGCAATAAAGGCAAGAACTGCAAATAAAGAAGTTACAATCAAGGCTGGAACTCCTGTTGCTACTATAATTCCAATATCTTTGTCTGCATTAAACAACACTGTAATTCAAATACACGAATATGTTGACACAGACAGAGAAAGAGAAAAGGCTAACATTTCATATGGTCAAGCAGCACAGGTTATAAACTCTTCTGGAGAGTGGACAGACTGGTATAGAAATGCTACAAATGAAAAGGGAGAATCTCTTGGATCGCACGAAGTAAAGTCTTTAAAGTTAGATGTTATAGATAATACACAGACAGGAGCGTCATCATTTAATAAATGAATGGTGATATAATAGAAATATGAATATTGAAGATGCAACAAAAGTAATAAGAAAGCCATCATCAACCCCATCTGGATTTTTTGGAAGTGGTGTAGAGAATATCGTAGAGTTGGAAAACTTTATGACAGAAGAAGAGGTTGACTTTTTAGACAAAGCAGCAAGAAGTCTGACCGTTTGGGACGTTACTCAAAGCCATGTAAATGAAAATGGAACTGTTGTCTATGATGCTGGATTCTGGAAGGACAGAGTTGCAAGCAGTCCATCCCTAGACGCAAATGATCCTAGAATTGTTCCAATAATCACAGGTTTAGTTCAAAGGTTAAAGCCAATAGTAGAGGATTTCTTTCAAGTAAAGGCTCAACCAACAGGGCAGACAATCGTTAAGTGGCTTCCTGGCCAGTATCAGCACCCTCATGCAGATAAAGAACTTCACGAAGGTCCAGATGCTGGAAAGCCAAACGATTTTCCAAACTACGATATAGCAAGTTTATTTTACATAAATGATGATTATGAAGGTGGAGAGTTATACTTTCCAAATCAAGGTATTCAGTTTAAGCCAAAGCGTGGTGCAGCATACTTTTTCCCAGGGGACAAAGAGTATATTCATGGAGTAACAGAAGTCAAAGGATCACTAAGGTATACATGTCCATTCTTCTGGGAAATTCTTGAACACACGGGAGATAGAAAGCCTTAACATGGACAACTATGAAGACAGTGTTGACAATATGGAGACTAGTTCTGAGCCTATAGGCGAAGAGTTATACCCAAATATTGTTCTTTATAGAAACCTGTTTAAAGATATAGACAAGTCTTTTTCAACTCTTGTAGAATCAACCACAAGTGATGAGCCTGCACTGTTTAACAATTGGGAGCCATGGTCAAGATTTGGTGAGTATTTAAATCCATTATCTAGGCAGGTTGATTGGCACATTAGTCCAATAAAGATGGATCACATTGTTCTAGATAGTGATATAAAAAGAGATCAGTTTAATTTCATGCAAGAGTTATCAAACAACGTTGATTTATCTCTTAAAGACTATATATCAAGATATGGTTTAGATGTCGATATGTCTGAGACAGTTATTGACAATGATGGCAACGTGACAACCCTTTGGCAAAAAGGTCACCCAGCAATCTGTAAATATAATGAGGGGTATGAAGGTAAAGAAGAGTTAACAATGTCATACCACTCAGACTATATTAGAGAGCCTATAGATAGTCCAGGATACAAGTTTGCAATAACTATCCTTGCATACTTTAATGACAACTATCAGGGTGGAGCCATAGATTTTTCTATTGGCAAAAAACTGTTCAAGCACAAACCAAAAGCAGGAGACATACTTATATTCCCATCAGGAAACCCATATTTCTTAACAGAAGATGGAACAGTATACCTTCACTCAGTTGACCCAATTACTAGTGGAGATACAAAATATTTTTTGAGAATGTTCATGTTTAAATATTCTAATGGCTCTGAAGAGTGGGCAGCAAAAGAAGCAGAATTTGGCAAAGAGGTTTGGAAAAGTATGCAAGAAGAAATTATGGAAAACTTTAGGCAAGCAAACCTACCAAGAAGTTTCATAGAAGATGGAGTAAGAATAAAATGAATCTAGATAACAAAAAAAGAATAACAAAAGATATCGTAATATACGAAAACTTTATAAGTGCTGAAGAGGCTTCAGGCATTATCGAAGCATTAGAATCTAAAGCAAAAAATGAAAGCCTATCTTGGATGCCAATCTCTTTTTATGAGTCATATTCTTCTACACTTCCACAAGACAATGATGAAGCGGTTATATCGGCTGGACTAAGCCCAACCATATTTTCTGATATTGAAGGAATGATGCCACAGGCGATTGCTTCAGTTCACGACCTTGATCCAAGCATAATTTGCAAAATTGGGTATCATACTCAAAAGTGGGAGCCAGGAGCATTTGCAAGAAAACATTCAGATAATACAGATGAGCATGGAGTTTCTGGTGCATTTACAAGAAGTAGATATGCTGGGTTCCTATACCTTAATGATGACTTTGAAGGAGGACTGCTAAAGTTTCCAGATCAAGATATTGAGATAGAGCCAAAAGTAGGAATGCTTGCTGTATTTGATGGCGGATTTAATAATATGCACGAAGTATCTTTGATTACTAAGGGCATTAGATATACAATAGGATCATTCTGGGATGATCGTGAAGAAGATTCATATCCACAAGAGGTTAGAGATGCTTGGGCAGAAGAAATGAGAGAAACCAGAGCAAAGCAAGAGATTGAAAGAGCAGAGTGGCAAGGTATCCTAAAAGAAGGATATAAAATAGATATAAATGGCAATAAGTATAAGGTAGATGAAATAAATAATGACTGAGTCTTTTAAAAAAGAATTAACAGAAAACGGGTTTACATTTGAAGAAATAACTCCAGAACTTATTTCTGTTGAAAATTTTTTATCAGAGAGTGATCTAGAAACACTGCTAAGCATTATAGAGTCCACTTCTCAGTCAGACTGGGAAGTTGAATATTATGGAAATCTTAAAACTTTTTGTATGACAAAATTTGGCAGAGACGATGTTGACAACCTTGTTGCTGAGGGAAAGTTTGAGATTACTCAGAACTGGAAAGATAAAAACTTTAACATAACTGGGCACGAAATCTATAGACCAATATACACAAGGCTAAACGACATGGTTGTTAAGTCTGATAAAAATCTTCATCTTAGTGGGTTAGCGACAATACAAAGAATGCAGCCAGGAGTTGAGTTAAAATCTCATACAGATCAGCATACAGACCCATCAATTAAATATGCTACAATTGCATATATAAATAATGACTATTCTGATGGTGCTCTGTTTTTCCCAAAACTAGGCATAGAGTTAAAACCTAAGCCAGGAACTCTTCTTTTTTTTCCAGGGAACGAAGAGTATGAGCATGGAGTAAAGCACGTAGGAGAAGGACAGATCAGATATGTCTTAGTTGGCTTTATAAAAGAAAAAGATTTTTATGAAAAAAATAAATACTAAAGGAGAAGAAAATGAATAAAGATATGCTAGACCCAAAGGTTTACTACTATACCGATGTTATTGAAGACTTTGATAATTTTAAAAAAGTTTTAAAAGAATTGGACACTATCGAAGAAGGTGCTTCTTCAGACGTGAATGTTTGGAAAACTTGGACTTCTTCTAATGACAAAGATTTTATATATGGAGAGACAAAGACTTTTGATATTAATGCAATAAATAGCCTTAGTGGAGAGGTAGCAGAAAAAAGTAAGTATGTTTATAACTCTGTTATGGATGCACTATACAACGTCTCAAAAGACTACGCATCTTCTCTAGGAGACTTTGATGAGCCAAGACTATTTCCAACTTTTAACATAAAAAAATACAATACTGGAATGGGCATGGGTGCACACTTTGATCAACTAGATGGAGATAAGACTCTTAGATATTCTTTGGTAATGTATTTAAATGATGATTGTGAAGGCGGAGAAATCTCTTTTCAGTTAAAAGACTACGATGGAGGGTGGACAAGTTCTGAAGGATGGGTTAGTGGTGCCCCACACGTAGACCTAGATTATGATATCGCACTTGCTGATAAGACAATAGATTTTGGAGTAAAGCCTAAAGCAAACAGTATTGTTATATTCCCAGCGTATGCCCCATATTTTCATACAGCCCATACTGTAAAATCTGGTGTAAAGTATATGGTTCCTGGTCACTGGATCCACAACCATATGGAACTAAATCCTAGTCAGAGCATGTAGTTGAAAACAGCAATTGTAACAGGAGCAAGCAGGGGCGTAGGCTATGCAACTGTAAAACTTTTGTCTGAAAATGGATACAAAGTGATAGCAGTTTCAAGGGATCTATCCAAAGTATCAAAACTTGTTTCTGAAAATGTCGAAGTTTACAGGCTAGATATAACAAGTTCTGATGAAATTAAAAAGTTTTATGAAAAGTATAAAGATATAACCTTAGATCTTCTTGTAAATAATGCTGGAGGCGGTTCAGGTCCAACATATATAATCAATGAAAGCATGGAAAACTTTAGAACAGCCTACGATATAAATGTTTCTGGACCAATGTATTTGTCTCAACTATTTGTTCCATCAATGAAAAAATCTTTATCTCCAACCATTATATTCGTCAGTTCTCTAGGTGGTAAGTTTGCATATAGGTCTGGTGGTAACTATACAAATGCTAAAAGAGGAATGATGGCTTTAGTCGACACAATGAGGCTAGAGTTCCCAGAGTATGGCATCAAGGTTACAGAAATTTGTCCAGGTACAATAGATACACAAGAAGAAAAAAAAAGTGCTGCAATAACTGCAGAAGATATGGCAGAGTGCATAAGATGGGTTTCAGAATTACCATCACATGTCAACATAAACCATATAGAGATTAATCATATACTTAGTGGTAAATAGACTTTTTTAAAACTCTCAACAGTACATTTAGGTAGAGTTTTACTTTTTACAAAACTCTGCTATAATTAACACTTAATCCGTTTTTGAAAGGACGATACATATTATGTCAGATTTTTTTAGTTTTAAACTTCCAGAGGACTTCGTAGAAAAGTACAAGAGCCAAGAAAGCCCATTCGGGTTTAAGGATGCAGCAGAGAATTCACTTGGAGAGATTACTTTTATTCGTACATATTCTCGCATGAAGGAAGATGGAACTAAGGAAAGATGGCATGAAGTTTGTCGTCGTGTAATCGAGGGTATGTACTCAGTTCAGAAGAATCATGCTAAAGAAAACCGTTTGCCATGGAACGACTACAAGGCTCAGAAGTCTGCACAAGAAGCATTCCAAAGAATGTTTGAATTAAAGTGGACACCACCAGGTCGAGGTATGTGGGCATTTGGAACCCCTATGACTATGGAGAAGAAGAACTCAGCAGCACTACAAAACTGTGCAATGGTTTCAACAAAGGACCTTGACAAGAATGATCCAGGAGCATTGTTTGCTTGGGTTATGGATGCATTGATGCTTGGAATTGGTGTAGGGTTTGATACAGTGGGACAGGATAAGAATTTCTCAATCTACACCCCAACAGAACCAGAAGAGGTGTTCGAAATTCCAGACACTCGTGAAGGATGGGTAGAGTCAGTACGCCTTCTCATCAACTCTTACTTGAGAGCAAACCAGAGTATCCAGAAGTTTAACTATGATTTGATTAGACCTCTTGGAGCCCCCATTAAGGGCTTTGGAGGCGTTGCATCAGGACCTGCACCTCTTATCAAGTTACACGACCAGATAGACCGTGTAATCGGCTCCAGAGGCGGAGAAACACTAGATTCTCGTGCCATCGTAGACCTTGTAAACCTTATTGGTACTTGCGTGGTATCAGGTAACGTAAGACGATCAGCAACACTTGCTTTGGGTAACGAAGGGGATGAAACATTCATGAATCTAAAGAACTCAGAGATGTTCCCAGAGAGAAACTCATTTGATCCAGAGAATCCAGGTTGGGCATGGATGTCAAACAATTCTATTTCAGCAGAAGTAGGAACAAAGTATGAAGACTATGTAGATTTAATTACAGAAAACGGAGAACCAGGTTTTATCTGGCTTGATGTTGCTCGTAATTATGGACGACTAAAGGATGCGCCAGACGGTAAGGATTATCGTGTGATGGGATTTAACC